CGATTTCAGAAGGAGAAGGAGAAGGAGAAGGAAGCATGACCATTATTTGTTTGTTCGCCCAAATGAAAGAACGCTACGCCGGGGAGTACGCTCCGGACCTGCGAGGAGCAATTGACAGTTACGGAAATGACGATAACCCTGATTACTTGAACAACTTGGAGAAGGATCTTTCAAAGGACTCCTCCATCGCTTTCGTCCGCCGTATGGTGATAAACGTTCCGGACAAGGAGTTCGACCATGTGTTCTATGGGGAAGAGCTGGAAGGGAAGGTGGAGGAGAAAGAAGCATGAAAATAAGTCTGCCTTACATGTTATTTTTTGATGTTGCGTGGGATGCAGCAACCGAAACGCACAAGCAATGGTCTGAAATAGCGGAAAAGTACGGATTTACTGTTGACGAACCGTCTGTGTATGATATAGGAGTAATCGAAAACATACGTTCCGTTTTCGTTACACGAGATAGAAAGGAGACCTGAATGGAAGTTGACCTCGCGGAACTCAAACATTGCGTGGAATACATACGCGGCATAAACAAAGAAGATTTCTCGTCTATCAAATGGACGCTGAATGGCGTGGAGCAACTCCCTCAGACAGAGGACCTTCAGGAGGTGCAAGGAAAGTTTGAGTTCTTGGGTCTGTGCAACACAGACTATGGCAAAATGTTGCTCGGGATATTCTAAAGGAGGCACTTCTTGGACATTACTTTTTCCGTGAATCTGCACGACTCCGACGGAGACGTTTATGACGAGTGTTTGTTACTCCATATCGGGGATACTGCAATTATCCGTCTTGAAAGAGATGGCCTACCGCAGTTTATAAAACAACTGAAGAGGATAGACAAAGAAATAAAGGAACTTCCCATGGAAAACTATTAGCCTCCTAGGGTATAGACTCAAGCTATACCCTATAGGCACTTTCCTATCGATCCGGCCCCGCTCCCCCCGAAGCCCTCCGATCCAGTTCCTTCTCGACAATCACTGCCGCCTTCTGAAGATGCGGAATCCCTGATCTCCCGTCCTCCAGCTCCGCCAGCCACAGTTCAAACAAAGCGTCCCCCTGATACTTGGGGGAAGCCTCGGATACCCTGACCGCCTTCGCCGTGATCTTGTCGAGCGCCTCTTTTTCTTCCCTGTGCGCTATCTCGATCCTGATATATTGAAGGGCCTTTCGGAGGTCAAGGAAAGGGTCGGAGTGCTTCTCTTCATTTCTAAAGAGATACTTGTATGCATTGCCCACCGAATAGCCCATGTGCTTGTTCACATCAAGGCACTCGACCCCGGACGGGTGTACATTGTAGTGTTTGGGCTTGTTGACCTGATCGTACCCTACCGAATCCCTTCCCTCACTCATCGCTCTTCCCTCCCTTATTCTCCGTCAAATATCGATACCTCGCATTCAAGGTATCTTTAGAACATCCGATTTCCTTTGTCAGCACGTAGCGCGGCGTCACGTTGTACGCAAGCAATATTTTCTGGTCCATGAGAGGAGTGAAGTGGAAGCAGCGCGTGCCCACCCTCTTCTTCGGCAAGGACGCAAGCCAAGCCTTCAGCTCTTCCGAGGCCTCTTCTACTACAATATCATCGGCCATTTGAGAACTCCTTTTCATTGTCAAACACATCCGACCGAAGAGACCAATACCGCATAAGCCCTAATCTGGATAATTGATACCTCTCTTCTTCGGTGAATTTGCGGGAGGCTTGGCGTAGTTTTGCCTGTCGCAATATCTTACATCTTCTTGACTTTCCTTTGAATGAGTTCTCACAAACACACAAAACCCCTATATCTGCCTCTATGTGAGTAAGAGCAAAATCCCCGAGCGTGTCGGGAACAGCAAACCACAACGCTTTTATTTTGTTGCTGTGATGTTTATGATACTTGTCCGAGTCTCGAAGAAGATCGCTTTTACTTACTTTTATTTCCACTTCCGAAGCATAGCCTGCATCTGAGAGTATAAGCAAGTCACATTCGTGCAAGTTGAGTCCCCATGACACCCTCGGCACAATCAGGTTTCTGCGGTAGTCGAAATGATTGGCCACAGCAACCTCTACGTCCCTAGTTTTCATTTGCTCCCCTCCGCACTTGAGAACTCCTCCCCACTGCATATTTCCTTGTATTCTCTTCGTTTCACGACTTTAAGCGGCATGAGTATGGGCTGATATTCCCAATCCGTGCTACTGCGAACCACCAGCTTCCCGATTCCCATGTCGTAGTACATCCCCCGGCACGTCCTTCCGAATACAGAGTCAGGGTACTCCATGCACGGAGCCGAGATTGCCGTCCGCTTTCCGATTGTCATCCTGCAGGAATAATGGACGTGCCCCCGGATCACGATATCAGCGGGCTCCTGATCCGAAAGTGTGGCGTCCACCAGATCCCGTATGCTCTCGCGGAACAGAGGCGTTCCCTGCCCGTAGGCGGTATCACTTCTTCCAAGGGCATGACGGAGATGCAATTTGAGGCCGAGAATGGAAACTAGTTGTTCGTTTTCGATGGATGCCCCGAGAGCTTTGGCAAGAGGATCTTCGTAGTTGTAGGTGCCGGAACTGTGGAAGGGGGTGCCTCTGACAAAGTACATGTTTTGTTTTTCTATTCCGGGGGCGGCGTATATTTCCTCTTGGGAAGCGGCTTGCTCTAAAGTGTCGGGGATCACGGTATCCATGGTTCCCTTCTTCCCCTCGCCATCTGTTGCGTCTCCGGTGAACAATCCAACATCCCAAGGCCCGAATTCCGTAATTGCTTCAAGCCACCATCCGTAGGCCAAAGATTGCATCACCTTCAGTTGCTCGGACCAATATGAAGGCGGCAACAGACCTCCCGCCGCGCCCCCATGCGTGTCTCCCATGATCAGTACGTTGACTGCCATTAGTTGTACTCCTCTATAAGGGCTGCATCAGAAGATAACTGCCACGATGCTGATCGCGGAAAGAACGACAATTACAACGGCTTCCGCGCCCGCGACAAACTGCCAGAATTCAATGTCCCTTTTCAGTTTCTTGATAGAGCCTTCTAATTTTCGAAAGTTCGATGCCAAGGTCATGTATGATCTCTCCGTTTCTTCCAGTTTCTCCAAGAGATTCCGTGATTGCTCCATCGAGAGCTTCCCGGATTCTGTCGCTTTCCGCAAGTCCTCTTTCAAGAGCAGTAATTGTGTCTCTATCCTTTGCTTCTCTTTCACGGCTTCGTCGTAACTGTTCTTCAATTGAAGCAACTCTTCCCTCTGCGCGCTCAAGCTCTCTTTGTTTTGCGCCAAGAGTTTCAAGGAGTCCTGAAGCCATGACTCTTGCTTCTTGTTCGAGTCGTCCAAGCTCTGCAAGAGCGCGTTTACTTTCGCCCATCTCAGCAGTAATTGCTCGGAGGTTTCTTGAGGATTGGATATATTTGTAGCCGAGGATGCTTCCTGCGGCCACAAGGGAGATAAGGATGACAACAACAAAAGCAGCATTACGGATAGTGCCAAAGGAAGAAGCGTTCGGTTTTCCCACATTGTCACTCCCCGGGTTTGGTCTCAGGTTTCGTCTCAGGTTTCGTATCTTTGATGAACATACCCAGCTCTCCCCAAGTAGTGAAGAACAGGAGAACAAGGACTGCGGCAACAGGTACCACAAGGAGCCCGCCGAGGACAAGGGAGAGAATTACCCAGCTTTCGACCGAGAGGAAATAGGAGAGTTTGCAGAGCACTCCAATTGAAGACCCTATGAAGTTGAGCGTGAACACGGCAGCAAGGACCCTGCGGATGGAAAAAGGAGTGTCGGAAAGACCTTCGCGCAGGCAAGTAGAGAAATCAAGCAACGCCTTCATCTAGTCCTCCCCAAAGAATTCCGCGTCGTCCATTTCATCGCTGAGTTCCATCATTTCCCACCAAGGCATATCGTGACCCGGAAGCTCTACACACTTGCCTGTCGCAAGATCGTCAATAATGGATTCGAAGTGGTCGGGCATGGAGTTGGCAGGATCAAAGATCGCATATCTTCCTGACATAATCAGCCTCCCGTGAGCTGTCGCGCTATTCAAAAACGCCGCCGTTCCTAAGCAGGGACTTACTCATCCTTGACCACAAGACTTATCTTTCTCCCTGCAGCAGTCTCCTGCTCCACAAGAGCAGCCAGCGCGAGCGCGTCTTTCTCCGACCTCAGCCGACCGCACCCTTGCGTGGTTTTGGAGTCCCTTGCAAAGTGGAATCCGTACCCGACATCTTTGACGATTCCGAAAGTCTCGGCTTCATAGCCTCCGGTTTTGTCGAGTTTCCAGATGGGTAGCATAAGCTCAGCATCGGTCTGGATGAAGGCAGGTCCAAGATACCCATATTCAGGATCAGTAGCCTCTCTTCGTCTGACTCCGAGGATTTCCCACTCCCTGCTACCGTCGGTGACAGGAAACGGACGGGGCATATAAGGATAGGCTCCGGGAATCGTGCGCACGACCTCACGGGGCTCGTGGAGCTTCCGTCTCCCGTTCAGCTCATTCCGGACATCCGAGGTACAATGAAAAACAAGAACCTGCGGAATTCCGTTGTAGACGGTTCCGGTATCCACTATCAACTCTTCCGTTTTTCTCAGGAATGTCCATTTCATTTTACGTAGGGCTCCTTTGTTCCTCAGATAGTCTGATATCAGGGCTTTTACTGAAAGAAAAGGCTGTAGGCTCACTCAAGGTACTCCCTGTACTTCGCATGATTGGCTGCGGAGGGAAGTGATAAGGGACCTATCCTAGCCGTCCTTCCTTCGGTAACGTAGCCAAATATTGCCGGAGGTACTTTCGTCACAATATCTCCTTGCACAGCAATATTATATACCTGCAGGAAACGTTTGTCAATTTCTCTGTTCAGTCTGAAGGGATTCCATACAACACGCGGACTGCCGAAGGTAACAGTATTCGGGCGGATGCCTCTGAAGTACAGATCCTCGTGAGCAAGGGTAGCGAGAGCGCCGCCTTGGGAATACCCTGCAACGATGGAGGGGGTGGAGCCCGAGAGGGCGGACATGATTTCGTCTTGTACGGACTTCCACAGGCGGAGGAAGCCCTCGTGGGCGTACCAGCGGGAACCTTTGTACGCGCGTACCGCCTTCGGGCAGAACAGGAAATTGTGTTTCCAGTCGGAATGGCTGGCGGAGCATTGGAAATAGAGTCCATTGTCGGAATCCAGACGCCACTGGACATCAAGAGGAGATGTCCTCCATGGCCCATGGGTGCATTTGTTGTAGAGATCGAGGTACGTTGCGCCCCATGTGGACGTTGTGGTTTTTGCGCTCACGGTGCTCACGGTGCTCACGGTGCTTACGGCGCTCACGGCGCTCACGGCGCGGCCTTGGGGAACAGATTCCCGACCAAAGCGAAAACCCCGCCTCCGATGGCAGCGGCGAAGGCGAAAACAACGGCATCCCACATCTTCGATGGCCTGCTTTCTATGGTTCCGATGCGCTCCGACAATACACGGAACGCCTCTTTCATCTCGTCCGTGTAGGTCTTCAGCATTTCCTTGATCTCGGCAAGAACCCTGTCGATGTTCTTGTCCCTCTCTTCGCGGGCGGAAAGGTCATTCTCTATGGCGCTGACTTGCCCTTCGAGACAGGAAACCGAAGTCTGAAGGGACTGAATGGCGGGGGGAAGATGCACAAGAACCAGTTCAAGTTCCCGTATCTTCTTGTCGAGGCTTTCCGCGAGTCTTTCGAGGGACTCGAATCGCATCAGCTCTGTTGCATCCATTCTTGGGCCTCCGGATTAAGGGGGTGTCTATAGGCGGTACCTAGGGGAGAGTATAGCACAGGAGAGGGGGGATGTCCACCTCCTGTGCTAATTCAATGGGGGGAGGATCTATCCTGTCAGGGTCCGGGAGTAGGGTTTAGAGAGAGCGAAGGCGAAGCGGTAGAGGCGGAGGTCTTCGTCTGTGTCATCGATGAAAGCAACATCTGTGCCGTTCAGGGCAGCGAGGGCGGGGAAACCTCCGCCTATATTAGTACTTCCAGCAGAGGCTAAGTGAGCCCACACGGTACCGTTCCAACGATACATGCGGAGATCATCGTTAGTCGCATCAATAAATGCCACATCTGTTCCGTTCATGGCCGCAAGAGCGGGGGCACCTATCCCTGGAATATTGAGTTCACTGCCCGCAACATAAGCCCACACGGTACCGTTCCAACGATACATGCGGAGATCTCCGTTAGTTGCATCGATAAATGCCGCCTCAGTAGCACTCATGGCCGCAAGAGCGGGGGCACCTATCCCCGCAATATTCAGGTCCACCCCCACCTGCTGACCTCCGCCCCACTGCACCCCACCCCCTTGGGAGCCTTCAAACTCCATGCCAGCGACCTTGCAGGAGCCGCTGGCCGAGATATAAAACCCAGACTTAGTCCCATCAATAGTCGAGCCGCTTTCGTCATACCTGTCGCCTCCTCTCATGCTTCCGCCCGTCAATATTTTCACATACTTCGCAAAGAGCCTGTAGATCATTGCTTCTATGTACGTTGTCCCTTCCGTAATCACAATAGGGGTAGCCAGACAATTGAGCCTGAAGATATCTTCAAGTGCTGCAGAGCGCATCTCTCCTGTGACTCCTGTCTGTGTCCAAGCACTTCCGCTCCACAGGAAAGTTGCAAGAGTAGAGACTCCGGCATTGTAGTAGTTAAGCATCCAGTCATTGACGTTCGGAGTTATCGTGGTTGTGGCTGTTACCGTTCCATTCACGGTTATCACGCCCCCGACAAAGGTGGAGGCGGACACTTCATAGCCTGCGAAGTTCGCGGTTCCTGTAGCCGCGAGACGGCCTATTCCCCTATAACGCGGAGCATTGGACGCTACTATTGTTGTTGCAGTCCCCCCTATCGACACCCCGTCAACGATCCAGCTTGTCGTGTACTTGTACCACTGAGAAGTGGTCGTCATATACACCGTATCCCCGTATATTACGAC